ATGAAATTGTTAGGACCTGCCATCGTTATGTCGCCACCAAGCCACGCGACAGATGTGGCCGTCGAGGCTCCCGGCGCTCTATTGACGCCGAGACGAGAGACCTGCGCTGCACCGCTGAACGTCGCCGTCGTGCCGATGAGTGGCGCGGTAACGCTAACGGTAGTGCCGCTAAGTGTCAGCGGTTGGAATGAACCGACGCCGGTGGTGTCAACACCATCAATCGTCGTGCCGGTGGCGTTCGTCGTAATACGAACGCCCTTGGTTGTACCGGAAAACAGGCCAAGCAGGTCGCCGTCCGCGCCGGACGACCTGAACTTCGCTGCGCTCGGTGTCCCGCCCACACCAACCGCACCGCTGAACGTCGCCGTCGTGCCGGTGAGCGCGCCGGTCAGGGTGACGGCACCCGTCGAGCGAGTGATCGCAAGCGGCTGGCCGAGAAATGAGCCTGTATCGTCAAAGGCATTGATGCCTAGGTTGCTGCCTGCGCTACTACCGCCCTCGGCGGTCGCAGTCGCTACGATGTTCCAGCGAGCAAGTCCCGCCGTCATAAGTGTTACGCCGCGTGCGGTGCCTGCAGCACCAGTGATATTCAGCGGACCCGTGAGCGTACCACCCGCGAGCGGCAAGTAAGACCCAGCCATCGTCGGTGTCGCGGGCACCCACTGCGAGGAATTGCCGTCGTTGTAGTAGACCATCAGCGTGCCCAGCACGCTGTTCCACCACATCGCCCCGGCGGTCGGTGATCCCGGTGGCGTGTCGCTGATGGTGAGCGAGGCACCGCCGCCGCCGCCCATCACTGTCCACGTCGTCGCACCGTCAGTGTTGACGTAGGGGCCGCCGCCATCGCTGCGCAGATAGATCGAGCCGCGTGCCATCGCTGCGGTCGGCGCACCGGAGCCAAAAATCATGCCGAAGTTGGTGGTGCTGCTGAACAGGTAACCCGCACCGGCCGTGCCGCCTGCCGGTATCGCGGTGGCCGACATGACCTTCTCTGCGCCGCTGAACGTCGCCGTCGTGCCGGTGAGCGCGCCCGCCAGCGTCACCGCCTTGGTATTGGAAATCCGCATCGCCTCGGCAGGTGCTGCCGAGCCATCAGGCGACGTGGCGAAGATAAGTCGCCCCGGCATGTCGTTTAGGCCGGGCGCACCATCGACCTCAGCGCGGATATAGGCACCCTCGACGAACTTCACGCCGTCGCTGGCGTTGAAGGACAGCGTTCCCATCATGTCGGTATTGATGGCGATGGCCTGCGTTCCGGCTGTGCTGCCCTGAGATTTGGAGAAATTGAGAAGCGGCCCCGTGGCGACGCCACCGCCAACATAACGTTGAATTGAAAGGCTGGCCTGACCAGCCGTTGCGATCTGCGCGAGCGGGGTTTGGGTCGATCCCGCATAAGCCTGAAACGGTACCGCCGTGCCGTAGCCGACCAGTTCGCCGCCGCTAAACGTCGCCGCCGTGCCGATCAGCGGGCCGGTGAGCGTGCCACCCGTCAGCGGCAGATAAGTGGTGCCTGCGGTCGCCGTCGTCAGGTAACCCTGATCCTTGACGAACTTGGTCGTTGCCAACGTCTGGTTGTTGGCACCGACCGGCACCACCGCTATCCGCGTCGGATCGCCTTGAAGGCCCACATCCAGCTTGATCGTCGGATTGGGATAGGTCCCGTCTAAATCGCCGCCTGCCGAGCCGCCCGGTGAGGCACCGCCTGTTCGCCAGAAAGCATTATTGCCGTCGCTCGTCAGCGTCGTGCCTGCGGCACCGACCGGCAACCGGGTATTGCCGGTCGGTCCGTAATAATAAAGATCGCCCTGCGTCGTCAGCGGCGAATTGTAGGGTCCCTGAAGATCGCCCGTGAAGACGATATCGCCGTTGACGATCAGGCCGCCTTCGATGGTCGGGTTGATGTTGAAAACGAGCGCACCGTAGCCGGTCGTCGGATAGGGCGAGCCCTTCTGATCGGCAATGCGGACCGGTGTGCCCCCGCCCGAGACGAGGGTGACGTACTGAATCGGGTTGCTGCTCATTTAGCTGCCCACAAGGCTGCGCAAATAACGAATGCGCCCGCCTTCAGCTTTTTGCTGGGGTTGAGTCTGTGGTTGAGCCTCTGCCGGTTTGCCGCCCGCCACCGTCCGGAAAAGATCGATGGTGAAAGCCGGGCTCAGGCCGCCGCCCTTCTCCATCTTGGCCATCGCCAGCATCATCTTGGCCGCCGCGTCGGGATTGGACAGGACCGTGGCCAAGGGCGTGTTTGGATCGATCCCGGCGCTCTGGGCGACGTGGCTGATGTAAGCCGTGGTGTTGTTTTCAGACGGTGGAGCCCATTTGGCTATCGCCCCGCCCAAGGTCATGTCCGGGCTGGCGGACGCGTAGCTCGCCAGATTGTGGTACATCGCCGCCGCACCAGCTTCCGGTGTGTCGAAGGTTTCAAAGCCGTTATGTGGCTGTCCCTTGCCCGCCCAGTTGATCCCAGACGTGCGCAGGTTGCCGACGTTGAAGTTGAAGCCTTCGTTGCCTGAAGCGCCCGATCCCGCTCCGGTGCCGCCATAGACCGCCTTGCCCTGTGCCTGCCCTTGTCCCTGCCCCCCGCTGGTGCTGGACGACGCTACCGCCGCCGCCATCTTCTGGCGTTCTTCGGCCATCGCCTGAAGCTGGGCATCGATGGCGCTCATGCGGTCGCCAAAGTCGTCCTTCTTCTTGTCTTCCTCCGGATTGATGGCCCCCGCGAGTCCCTTGGCGATGTTGCCAAGCTCATTGGACTCAGGCAGCACCTTGGGTATGTCCGGCGGCAGAGGCGCGTCCATGCGGGGCTGCGGCGGTGACTGAAGCATGGAAGACGGGGCCATCGGACGGGCTGCGGGGAACGCCACGGACTTGCCGAACGGCCCACCGGCAGGCCGCACGGCGGCGCGCATCGCCGCCACCGGAATACCCGCTTCCGTCGTCGGTGATTGGTCGAAAAAGTTGCCCCAGTCCTGTGGCATTTACTCGTCGCTCTGAGTTCGTGTGCGCCATGGATAAAGATAAGCCGCCGTAGGGGGCGCGAGACGCTTAGCGGTATTCCAGTCCGCCTCACGGCCCTGATACTGACTCAACAAACTGCGAATTTGATCGACTCCCGATTCGTTGCCCGCCTTTCCCGATTGACCAAGAATCTTGGCTGCCTCGTTGGCAACTTCCCGGCGGCGTGGAACAGGATGGGTGATCGTATCTATCCACTTGCGATATCCCGAAGGGGCGCTTGGGTTGACCGCAGAGCCTACGATGTTCGACAAGACGCTCGATCCCGAATCATCCATATTCTCAATCGACTGCAATCGCTTGGCCGTCTTGCTGTTGCCGAGCGCAGAATTCATTAGCTTGTTCTGGTCCGAAAGCTGGCGAATCTGCTCCACTATGTGCGGCCACTCGGCCTGTTTTCCGGGCGGCAACAACGCTTGGTATTTCTCCATCATATTGGGATTATTCATAACGTCAGCCCAATTGTGGGTGAATTTAGTGGCATCGCTGCCCAGCAACTTGGACTCCAAGGAACGCGCGCCGCCAATACGGAACAGGGATTTTTCAACGTCCGAATTATTTGGATCATTGAGGAAAGCATCAATGTCCTGCCGCCCCATGCCTTTATCCAACTCGTTCACGTTTTTGCCGAACACATCCTCACGTCCTTTACGCAAGGCTTCGATATGATTTGAAGTATCGCCGTACTTCTCCATCGCTGCCTTGTATTCCGGATTAACGTCCATCATCGCCTTGTTCAAATCTGACTTGGCGTGCATGGCCGTCATGGTGTCGAACGTCGGGTCTTTCGTCCTTTTATCTAGCAGACGTTTGATGTCGTGCAGGAATTGCGTGTTGTAATTGAGATACTCGCCGTGTCGGTTCTGCAAGCCGGTATCGCGCGGCCCGCCGCGCGCGGCGGCGGCTGATTTTTCGGCCTGCTCGATGATATCCGGCGCAAGAATCTTGATCCGCTCCATCGCATCATCGATAGGGAGGCTCATGATTCTCTGGTTATAGGCGGGCTGGAACATCGCTTCAGCATCGGTGCTCAACTTGTTGAGCAACTGCGCCTCGGTGCCCCGGAAATCCTTGGTGCCGAACGTCCGGCCAAACCAATCTTTGACTTGACCATACTGCGAAGCCGGTCCCTGCTGATCGAGCGGCAAGGTTGGATCATGCTGACGCTTGATGAGGTCCTTGCTCAGCCTGCCCGCTTCCTCGCCGGGCATCTGGACTGCTGCTTCCGTCATGCCCGGCAGCACGTCGGCCACCTTCACATCCTTGCCGCCCGGAAACTGCTGTACTCCTTGGCTGGCCTGCCCTTGCTGGGCAACATCCATCGACCTTGTGCGCTTCAATTGAAGCGCCGCCTTCAATTCGTCGGCCGACATGTTGGCAAAATCAGGATGGGATGTGTCGATGTTCCCCGTGTATTTATTGCGTATCGAGTCGAAAGCCGGATCGGCGTCATAGGCACTGACACGATCACTCGGCAATTCCTTGCGCAGCCACTTGGCGACACGATCATCCTTGCTGAAAAGATTGCGCAACATTTCGACGCTTTTAACGCCAGTCAATGCGCCCAAGCCCAGACCGCCACCAATCCCGCCCATCATCGTGGCGTCGTGCATACGCTCGTCAAATCCGCCTTCCCCGGCACCGAAGCCTGCAACTCCTCCCACACCGGCACCCTTGCCCAGTGCACTCAGAATACTGAGCGCCTTCGGTGAATTGGCCAGCCATGACCCACCGGGCAGTTTGGTGGCAAGTTGCCCGGCCTTGGCGAGAGCCGAAGAAACAGCAGGAATGTTTTTCGCTGCCGTGCCTGCCGCTCCTAATGCACCCGTAAACGGCAGGGTCAGCAATGCGCCGCCAAGCTGCGCCGCCGTGCTGGCCGCTTCGCCGTGCTTTGCAGTGAAATCCTTGACGCCTTGGCGCTCGTCATTCAATGCCGTGTCGTAGTCTGCCCCGCCTAGTACCTTCGGCAAAACCGAGCGCACACCGGCCACCGCTTCGTCGGCAAACGGCAGCACGCCCTGTCCCACCGTGCGCCAGTAATTCTTGTCCGTGGTGTCCACACCCGCTGCGGCAGCGGGTGACTGAAAAAACGTAAGGCCACCAACGCCATACTCCGGAACTTGTCCGCCGCCCTTAAACTGTCCGCCCTCGGCCAAGCCATCGCCGTGCCGCCTGCGCATCCATTCCTGCCATCCCATACGATTTGGATTGTCTACGAGCTTGCCCTTTTCGTTGATGACGTAAGCCATGCCTTCCTTCGATTTGGCATAGTCCTTCCACGCATCGTTGGCCCCGGCGGATGTCTTGTAATAATTGAAATACTGATTGATGAATTTAGATTTGGCGATCTGGTCCTCAAGAATCCGGCGGCGCTGGGCAATCAACTCCAGATTCACATCGGCCCTGTGCGCCATGCTGGGATTGGCTTTGTTAAACAACTGGCGCTCGTAATCCGAAATAGCGCCTTGCCCCTGCGGCACCGAGTGAATCGTGTTGCCGGAAAAAATACTGTCCAACTGTTGAGCCGCATTGGTTCTGTCAGGAAAAATACTATTGGGAAGTCCGTATTGCGGCCCCGACACTTCCGGATGCGCTTTCAGAATCGCTTCCGCCTGATCCAACCCTTTAAGCTCTTGCGCCGCCTTGTCGGCGTCGGCGGTAAACAGCTTGTTTTCCTTATCGAAGGCGGCCTTCTCCGCCGGATACATTTTTAATTTCTCGGATGGATTTGCCACTGTCTCGTAAGACGACGGTGCCGACAGAGGCGGCAAGCCAAGGCTCTTGGCCTTTTCCACATCCTGCGGGGTGCTACCGGGCACGTTAAAGCCACCCTTGGCCGTGTTTGGATTGATATTCGACCGCATTCCTTCGGAGAATCGCTTGATCGATTCTTCCGGAACCTTGAGCGAGCGGGCAACCTGTTCATAGCGCCTGATAAGCTCGGCTTCACGTTCCTGCGGCGTCGTGAAGTAATCCTTGCCCAGCGCGTCGACCTGTTTCTGGGCCGCCTGCATGGCGTTGTAGTTGGCCTTTTCCTCCAACGTCGCCGCCTGCTGTGCGTCCTTGGCACCCGCTTTGGCGGTCTGGCCTTCGACCTTGATCAGGCCCGATTCGATAGCCCGCATGCTGGCTTCGTCGCCGTTCTGCATGGCCCGCAGATAGGCCAGCTTGTCCTGCAACGGGGCATTTTCGACACCGGCCCGCCGCATCGCCAGTTGCGCCAGCTTGTACTGATAGTCGTCGGCTTCGCTGCGCTGCTTGTCGATTTCCGGCACCATTGCCTTGATGCCAGCACCAAGCTGCGTGCCGAAGTTGCCGGGGCTGCTCATCATGCCCGCGCCCAACGCCATCAATCCCGTGTTGGAACGTCCTTCGCGGTTTTTCTTGAGCGATGCCGTGGTGTCGTCGAGCAGCTTGCTCATCGTGTCGACGTTCATCTGCTGCTTGGAGAAGACGTTGTCGACTTCGCGCGTCCGGGCATCGAAGTCAGCACGGTGCCGGGCAAGGAAACCCATGCCCATGTCGCGCGCCCCTTCCGGGTTGGTCATCGGCGCTTCGACCACGGGCGCGGGCGCGGCCGGGACGTTGGCCGCTACGGACGGACTGCCGAAGGGTGAGGGATCGTCGCCGTCAGCCATCTATCGACTCCACGCTCTGCGCCATTCCAGCCCTTGCCGGGCGGCGTCCCATGCCTGCTGGGCGGCGCGCAATTCCTGTACGGTCTGGCGCATCGTCATGCCGGTAGCACCTGCCGCCGGGGACATGCTGCCCAGTGCCGCGAATGGCGGGTCAAGGGCGTCGATGTAATCGCCCCGCCCGATACGGTCCACCATCTGGCCGACCGGCTTGGCGATGTCGCCATAGACCTGTTCGCCCCAACGGCGCAGGCCGCCCTTGCTGCGCTCGTACTCCGATTGGGCGTCCATGCGCGCCTGCGCTTCCGGACTCATGTACTGGGGCGCTTGCGGCCTGCGCGCCTGATCGTCGTCAAATTGAGCCTGTGCCGCCTGCCGCCGGTAGCCCGCCGCGTTGCTGCTGGCATCGAGGAACGGACTGGAACCTTCGCGCGCCCACGAATCATGGGCTGGAGCCGTACCCGCTTGATACATGTAGCCCGGCAGGCGTTGGCCCCCTTCGTCGTAGCCCGGCAACTGGCCACCACGGGCCAAGAACGGGATGATCTTGGCGACACCACCGAGCAGCCCGCCAAGGCCACCCATCATGCCGCCCACGCCGCCCATCGTGCTGCCTGCGCTGCCACCACCTCCGCCACCGCCTGATGCGGAGGGCAGGCCACCAAGCGGACCAAAGCCGGTGTATTGAGCCACGCTGGGATTGACGACTCCGGTATTCAACCCGGTGCCGAACGGTCCCGTAGGGGCTTGATCGTCCAGCGCGCTAAGGCCACCGCTGGCGAAATGCGGTATCTGGCCGCCGCGTGCCGCGAAGAGGCCCGTCCCGCCGCCAAAGCTGCTCATATCGAGATCGCCGGTCGTGTATGCGCCACCGCCGCCGGTACCGACCGGCGTGATACCCGAGACGCCAAGCTCTGCGTCGGGCGTGCCGGGAGTGGGGCCGTCGCTGCCGCCAAAGATGCTCTTGCCCGCCTTTATGAGATCGGCAAGGGATTTTCCCGCTGATGCGATGTCGCCGCCGCTGGTGCTGCCACCGCCACCACCGGAGCCACCGCCACCCCCGCTGGTCGCCCCGGCCATCGGGCCGAAAGCTCCGAAGTGCGCCACGCTGGTGCCGGGTGCGCCCATCCTGAGCCCGGTGCCGAACGGACCGGTCGAAGCCTTCTCGTCCAAGGCGGCACGGTCCGCCGCAGCAACAGGGGCCGCTGTGGCCGCCATCATGCCGGGTGCCAGCAACTCGGCCAAGGTCACGGACGAGCCTGTCGCGTAGCCGGGGACGCTGCCGCCACGGGCAAAGAAGCTGCCCGCCATGTCGCCCCACGATCCGGCGTCGGTCACGGCACCGCCAGCGTCGGACGCCGTGCTGGCGACACCCGCCGCCCCGCTGCCGCCACCCCCGCCAAACAGGCTGCCAAGGCCGCCTAGGCCACCCAGACCGGGGATATTGAAGCCCTTGCCGGGCTCGCCTTCGCCGGTCGGCTGTCCGGCCGCGCCCATGGTGAAGGTATTGGCGGCATCGTTGCCAATCTGATCGGTGTGGCCTTCAATCAAATCATCCGCCGCTTGACCGGCAAATCGGCCAATCATCGGTCCCAAGACCGGAATGGGGATCAGCATGCCGAGCGCACTTCCGGCCATCCCGGCAAGATCGTGGAAGCCGCCACCGCCATAACCGGGTACGCCACCGCCATGGCGATAGGTGCCGCCACCGTCACCTGCATCGGCCGCGCCGCCACTGGTGCCCGTTGCTGCGCTGCCCCCCTCGCCCGCAGAAGCCGAGCCGCCGACCCCTCCGGTGCCGCTGACGCCGCCGGTCGAATCGCCGCCCGAGCCCGTGGCACCGTTGGCACTGGCGCTGAACGGGCTGGCCAGCACGGCCGGGGGCGGCACCGGAGCGACCATGGTGGACGGCAGGATCGGGCTCAGGTCACTGGCTGAACCCAACTTGGGAAAAACCGAAGCCTTCGTGCCCGGTATCGCACCGCCTTCGGCATAATTGCCGTGCCGACTCTTGCCACTAAGCCAAGCGAACAACCGGTCGAAGAAATTGCCCTGTGGGGCAGGCTCAGGCACAGGGTCGTATCCCCACGCCCGCCATCCGCTGCGTGGCTCATCCTCTGCCGGGCTGGGTGCAACGGCTGCCCTTCGACTGGACGGTGCAGCACCCCTGTTCACCACGGCACGGACTGCTGCCGGTGGCAGCGGTGTCTCGCCGCGCGGCATGGTGGGCATATCGTACTGCGGGTACCATTCCGGATGCTGCTGATGGAGGCGGTTGAGAGAATTTAGATCGCGCGGATCAGGCTCTGGCAACGGTGCCCACTGGCCCGGCACAAAGCTGCCACCACCCTCGGACCGGGGATTGCCCCGCTCAAACCACTGCATGGGATTGACGGGAGACACTTCGTGGCCACCCGAATCGTCGCCATAGTCCGTGGGCGGCGGAAGATTGCCGCTGAAGCGCGGCGTCGGATTGCCCCGGATTTCGAGCCCGCCGTAGGCGTAGCCCGGCACCGAACCGCCACGCGCCAGACGCAGCTTGGTCAGTTCGCCGGTCGTCGCCTTGTGCATGTTGCGCTCATGCTGGTGGACGCCGCGCTCGACCATGGCGCGGTCCTGCGCCTCATCGCCGGTAAAAGGGCTGGCGTTGAACACACCACCTCGCGCCAGCCGTCGATTTGCGGGATGCGGCAAGGGCTGCGGTGGCTGCGGCATAGGATTAAGTGCAGCCGCCGTGGGGGGTGCAGGAGGGGGCATACCCGGCATGCCGGTCGGTTGCATGCCGCCCATGCCACCCATCGGCCCCATCGGGCTAGGCGGCGGGGGTGGCTTGCGCATGGCATTGCGCTTGCGCACGCCCGTGACGGTCGGAACGTAGCCGCCCGTGGCGTAGTAGTTGATCTGGCCGCCGCGCGCCGATTTCTGCGTGCCGTCCGGATTCTTGTTGTTGTCGCCGCCAATCGCCCCGGCCAGCGCCGTGCCCGCACCGACAACCTGCCCGGCAATCGAGCCTTGCGGTGCGCTCTGGCTGGTGGTGCTGCTGCCGCCGGAATTGTTGGTGTTGAGGAAGTTGCTGCTGGTCGGAAGCTGCCAGCCCTGCCCAAGGCTCTGCTGATACTGCAAGCCTTGCAGCGGCATCGACTTCTGCTGTTGTTCCAGTTGCTGCTGCTGATTGCCCACGCTCAGCAAGGCATTGGCATCGGTGTAACCCGCGTTCTGGGTCGCCGTGCCGAGCCCCTGCTGCGCGGTGCCCGCCGCCACGTTGGCAGCCGTGCCAAGCTGGCCGATATTGGCGGCGGTCTGGCCCAACCCGGCCTGCGTCTGGATGCCCGCATTGGCCAATTGCCCCGCCGTCGCGCCCAGTCCGGCCTGCCGCTGTAGATCGGTCTGGGCGGCCGTCATGGCGCTCTGGTAGCCGGTGTTGGCCATGCCAGCGAGCGACTGATCGAGCGCCTGCTGCTGCTGGTAGACCGCGTTGCCCATCACGTCACCGTGGCGCTCGCGGCCGAACTGCGCGGCATTGCCGCCGCTGAAGGTGTCGTTGATGCGCTCCATCGGCCCGCCCGGCGCGCTGAACGCCGTGTTGCTGGCCTGCCCGACCGCTGCCATGGCGTTCTGCTGGTACGGGCTCATGTAGTTGCCGACCTGCGTATTGGCGGTCTGGTCGGCCTGCTGGGCGAACGGATTGAATGCTTCGCTGCCAGTCTGCATCTGACCGGCCTGCTGGACGTAGGGCATCGAACTGTTGACAAGGTTGCCAGCGGTGCTGGACGCATTGTTGAACGATCCAGCCGCCTGATTGTAGAACGGCTGGAAGCTGCCCTGATTGTTGCGAACGTCCTGAAAAGCGTTCTGCTGATCCTGATTGAAACCCGCGATGTACTTGTTGGGATCGCTGAAATCGAGCCCGGCCGCCGTCCCGAGCGTCTGGTCACGCAGTTGATTGTACTGCGGATCGGCAATGTTGTTGTTGGTCGCGCCCGTGCTTTGCACCGACGAATTCGTCTGTTGCGTCGTCGTGCCGGGCTGGCCGCCAAACAGGCCGCCAAAGTCGAAACGCGGGACCTTGCCGCCACGCTTCAGCGTCGTGACCGCGCGCACCCGGCCCTTGCCGTGGCCGAACGGGCTGAGCGAAGTGAGCCTGCCGGGCTTGGTGGAACCGAACGGTCCGCCGGAAGGTCCCACAGCAGCGGGAGTGAGCAGGGGCGTCTTGGCCATCAGCCCTTATCCTTTCCCCGGCGACGCAGGCCGTCGCCCATCGGGTTGCCGACAAGGTATTCCTGCGCCGACTTGGCCTTGGGCGAGAAGTTGCCCTTGGCCAGCGCCGCGCCTTTTTGCTTGCGCAGGTTGGCCCGCATCTCATCCATCTTGCGGGCACCGTGATCGGGATTGCCGTCGCCCAGAAGCGCCATACTCTCGGCATCCATGACGTATTCCTTGGGGCTGAGCTTGGCGTTCACGTCGTCTGCCCGGCCGCTCGAATCGCCTTGGTTGACGTAGTTCTGGCCGCCCGAATCGAAGGTATGACGGACCGCGCCTTGGCTGCCGTAAAGCTCCGGGTAACCTCCCCGCATCAAGCCAATCGGGCCGCCGTGGGCATGACCCGGCTGGCCCGAACCAAAGGGCGTGCCGTTACGCCAGCGAATGTATCGGTCTACCAAACCACCGGGCGGCGGATCGGTTATGCCGAAGATGGAGCCTATGCCCTGACCAAGACCGCTCAGGGTGGGCTTGCGCAACTCACCCGGCACGGGGGGCCTCGTCACAACCGGCTGGCCCGGTACAGGAGGCGCGTCTTGCGGCGGCAGCGGTCCCATGGCGAATTCAGGATTGTAGGGCAATTGAGGGCCGCCCCCACCATCGCCTCCCGTCATCGGCGGCGGCGGCCATTGGGAGGTTTGTCTGCGATCTTCCCCCGGCATCGCTCCCGGTCCCGGCTCGCCACCAATTTGCGTCAGCGGGATATAAGGCTGTGAAGGACCGCCCAGCGCGCTCTGCACGATCTTGTGGAGATCGGGCGCGCTGCTGATCTTGGTGACGGGCTTCGGTGCCGGGGCTGGCGGGCCATACGGGACGGGACCGAACGGGGTGGGGCTGGCCGCCACGTTCTTGTACCAAGCCTCGGCGGCTGGCCCCGTCTGATCGCCCCAAGGGTCTTTGTAGCTGCCATAGTTGATCGGATTTTCGCTGCCGCCCATGCGGGTCGGATCGCCAAATTGGCGGGCTATCCAGTCGATGGCCCGCGAACCGCCGGACGGGGCGTAGCTGTGGCCTGAGCCGAACAGGTTGCCTATCCAGTCCAGCGTCCGGTGCAGGGCGTCGGGATTGTAGGCGGACTGAAGCGTTTTAAGTTGGGCGTCGTGGTTCGCGTCACGAATAGCCGAACGCCGAGCATCTGCCTCGGATTGCGTGGTCATGGGCGAACTCGCGTTTGGTGTTACCGCACCAAGCCACAGTCGCCGCTGGGCCTTTTAGGGCGGGTTATCTTACGGAAATACAATCAATCTTGGAATGGTATTAACCGGGTTATTATGGACCTCGATTATTGCCACTTGAGCTTGACAACGGACAAAAACAGCCCCAAACCCGTAACCGGGTTTGGGGTGGAAATACGGAACCTGAGCGCGCAGCCTCAGAGTTATCGAAGTTAGCCCCCTAATACGGAAACACCGCCTTCAAGTTGGCCGCCCATTCCTGCCAAGTCTCGAAAGGGTCATGGGCTGGCACCTGCGGCTCAACCATCGTCAGGCGTTCGGCCACCTCGCGCCATGTCAGAGCGACAGTCTCCGTCACCACCCTGACCGCTGCCGGATTAGCCGCCACCACACTGTCGACCCACGTCAGCCAATCAAGCTCGTAAGGCAGCGGAAGATCGCGCAGCGCCATCAGTCCTGCCTGCGCGCATCACTTGTCGTCCAATGGATCACAGGCGAGCCGAAGATGAAATTACCTTTGATCGTGTTGGAAATGATCATAAATGAATTGAGTCGGCCGGTGTGCTTGAGCTTCACAAGTTCCTGATTCTTATCCGGATTAGCCGGTATCACCAATTCCTGTGTCATGTGCTGCTCGGCGCGGGCATTCTGCCGCGACCAGATTTGCAATTCCAAATCACCCACCTGATTGAAGTCCGGCTCCAACAGGCTGAATGATTGTGCCCTGTCGATGCCCTGCGAGCCGATTTGTTTAGGCACGACGATATTAAACTCGTTGGTCTGGATGAACGCCTTGATCGCCCGGCTGATCGGCACCGCACCGCTCACTTCATCAAATCCAAACTCATGCTGCCACATCGAATAACCAACCCCATCGGTATTAGGAGTCGAAGCCGACATGATTGGATAATTGTAAATCTGCTCATAAAGACCGGCGGAGCGGCCCATTGCAGGCAGCGGCGTGTCGTACCAGTAGCCCTCGTTGTAATTATAGATGATTGCCCAGTTGCACTCGGTCGCCCCGAACAATGGCGCGCACCACCAGATTTCACCCCACCGGGGCACCTTCATGGCAAACACCTTCTGGCGCATCGCGTAGTTCAGGTTATCGAGAAAAAATTGAGTGTTGTCGTCGTTCTTCAACGTCCGCATCACGCCGTTGAACAGGGCGAAGCCGCTCACCGTCGCCCAGTAATAGACGCCTTCATGCTCGATCACGCCATTCGACGACAGGATGGCGCTGCTGGTGGTGATCGAATCAAACTGCCAAATTGGCAGACCGCCGACAAACTGCATGCGCACCAGAGAATCGAGCGACCACATCAAACACGCCGGTCCCTGCGTGCCGCGCAACGGCAGGGCGCGAACGATCTTGTTGCCACATGGCCGGGCGGTACCCGAACCTGAGCCGCTGGTGGTCAAGGGCTGGCCCGGCATGCTCCAGCCAACAAAGCCGTCGTTGCCGAAACGCACAAGATAGGGCCACAGTGAGATAATTCCGCCGCTCACCTTGGCGATATCGGCGGGCACCGTAGCCGTAAGCTCCAGCAAAGCCGCAGTCGACTGCACGGCACCGTAATAGATCGAGTTGCTGACGGTGTTGGAAATGTCGGCAATGTTGGGCACGGCATGAGCGAAGAACAGATTGGCGTCGTTCGCCGTGTCGTACATGATACTGAATTGCCAGTTGTTGTTGTCGTTCCCCGGAAAAGCGATGGGTGTGCGGTCAATCAATCCGCTGGACAATCCGCTTGCTACCTCGATGGCATAGCGTTGCAGGACATTCTGCTGGCCGGCATGGACATAGCTGTAGCCGTTGTATGTCTGCACATCCATCGCCCGCACGATGCCGTTCAAGTTACGAACCTGCTCGCGGTAGCCCATCATCTTGCGCGGAAGTTTTTGATAAAACCGCGTCCACCTCCCGCTGACATACTGCGTCTGGGCCAGCCGGGTGCCGTCGCGCTGGATGCCCGGCTCCGATTGCATCAGAGTCGGCTGGTAGGGCGGTACTGCTGGTTGGACGGGCGCGGCCACTGGTTACTCTTAAATCTTTATGATCCAGCGCATGACCAAGGTCGGCTGAACGTTCACGCCGTTGAGGGTGTTGCCATCGTAGGCATTGGTACCACCCGACGCGCCGAACGATGCAAAACCCAGTGCCTCACCACCCGTGTTGACGGAGACATTGAAATTATGCGTGTGCAACACATTGGCTGCGCCGCCACCGCCGCCCGTAACAGACGTTCCGCCATCGTTGGGATTGCCCGTCGTGCCGTTGAAGTTGACCGACTGCGCGCCAACCGTACTGCCAGAGAACCCGCCACCGGAAAACCACTGACCAACAGCCACGCCGATGGCCGGAAGATGGAACCCGTTGCTCGCGACCTGATTGCCGCCGACCGCAGCCAGCGTAGCGGCCACGCCCAGACCGGTCGCCGTGAGTCGTCCGACACCGCTGTCCACCCCGGCAATCGTCCGGCCACGCAAATCAGGCACGGCAAACGTCGTCGTGCCATCGCCGCCATATGTATTGCCAAGCAACGGTCCAAGGATTGGATAGGAGGGGATAGGGTAAACCGTGCCATCGCAAATCAACCAGAAGGCGGACGGGGCGCTGGAAGGAGCCCACGGCATGACAACGCCGGTCGGCAAAAAAGCCGACAAATCCGTAATCTGACTGCTCGGTATCGCAATGGCCGGGGCAGTTGCCACCAAAATACGGCCCTTGATATCGACCTGTACGCGGCTCGTATGGGTGGCATCGCCATACGTCCCCGCCGTCACGCCGGTATTGGAAAGGCCAAGCGTGCCAGTGGTAGTGATCGTGCCACCAATCAAATCGGTTGTCGTCGCCACCGACGTGACAGTGCCCACCGCGCCCGAGAACGCCACCTCCATGTTGGTGCCGTTGGAACGCAGGATCGAATAGGCACCCTGTGGCACAAGCACACCGGGATCAGCCGCACCCGCCTGCGCCGTGAACGTGAAAGCCCCGGTCGTGTTGTTAAAGACAAACCAGTAACCGACACCCGTGCCGTATTGAATGACGCGATTACCCGTCAACGTACCGGAAAAATCTTGAATCTGTGCGGCAACCTGAGCGGAATTAAGCACCAACGTGCCCGCCCCTGCCGCATTGATTGCAATTCCTGTCACCGTATTGGCAATGGCACGGCCATAACCCAACGTGTGGTAATTGCTGCCGTCGCTGAAAACGATCAGAGTTTCAGTCGGTGCCAGCGTCTTGGTTGGCGAGCCATCGATGGTTTGCGCCCCGAAGGGATCGATAACAAGATTTCCCGTGCCCGCATTTATGACATAGACAAACCAACCGTTACCTGCCGCCGTGGCGTCCGGAAACGTGTAGGTGACCGAACCACCCGTGTTTTCCAGTACCGTCGCCCGGTCCGCCGCCGTAGCCGCATAGTTGCCCGTCAGCGCCGTCGTCTTGAGATTTTGATCCAGCACGGTGCCGTTGGCCCGCAGGCCCGCACCGGCCAGCGCGGCGGCATTGCCCGCCGAAGACGTGGCCCCAAACTGGACAGAGCGCCAGACACCGTTAGGCGTCGAGTTGTCGGTCAGGTAGATGAACCATTCGACGCCGGACGGCACCGTGCAAATGGTGTTGCCGCCGTTATCGGTGACGATGAACGGATAGACGCCAATCCCGCCGAACATGATGTCCTGCCCGACCGTCACCCTGTCGGCAGGCGGCATCGCCACTTTGAAATTGAGCCCCTGACAGTTGATATCGACCTTGTCGGCCGTCACCAGATCGTCGGGCGCTGCCTCAAACGCCCACACCAGCGCGATGTTGCTGCTGATCGTGTAGGCGACATAGGACAAGTTGGCAGGATTTACATTCTCCCCGCCAAACGTGTTTGTGTAGTTTTCACCTGCCATAACGCCCCACCTCAGTTGGTCGAGCGCATCTGGCCACGGTCGACCATGCGCCGAACGTCTTCCGCATTGATTGCTTGGAAGTTTTCGTCAGCCAAGGTTTTCCATGTCACGATGCGACTATCGTTACGCAGGAACGGCTCCATGCCCGCCAGACAGGTGTAAAGCAGCAGGAACGGCGCGTATTTGGTCAGGTAGTTCTGCTCGTTGTTGTCGTCCAGAAGCGGCGGCAGGATGTAGCACATCGCCTCGAAAGGATAGGCATAGGCCGGTGTCGGCAGCACCAGCCAATGCTCAAGGTCATAGTCGCAATACAGATCAGGCGCATTCAGGTTCTGGTCATTGGGATAGACCGACCGCATGTACTCGTAGGACCGCTGACGCAGGTTGGTGCGCCTGTTGAAATGCTCTCCGGTACCGAAGTTGATGCTGGCCGTCGCCCGCCAATTCTGCGGCTTGGCGATACGATTTTCCGCGACTTTCATCGTGCTGACGTAGGACGCGATATAGCCCGTTATCTTGAGCTTGTCGGCCAGCGTGCGCTCGCTGTTGTTGATGACACGCGGAATCTGACGCAGCACCGTGTCGTCGTCGTCGTCGCCCCGCTCAAGATAGTCTTTGATATCTTGGACCAAGGTCGAATAGGTCATGGCGGCAGCAGTCATTTAGTCCTCCTGCGATGGCGGCTTAATAGGCGGCAAGCCATCCGGATAGATCGTTATGTCTGTGTCCGGCCGGACAAACGGAAGCTGGAGCCGGTCGGGTGGCGGCGCGGGCAGGCGGAACGGATCATACACGTCATAGCAGCCCCGGTTGGGCCAGCGCAGGGGATCGCAAACCTTGAAGCCCTTGCCCACGTTGCCATCGTCCACAAGCTCATCGAGACGGCGCTTGGTGTTGCAGCGTTGGCAGACTGCAATACCGAGGGTGGGACTTCCTTTGGTGTTGATGAAACGGGACATCAGAACCTATAAACCTCAAGACCCGGATTATAACGCATCGGGGCCGGATCGCGCTCCTCACCCGCCGCCAAGCTCATCGCCTGCGATTCAGCTTGGTTCAATGCCTGAAACCGCTGCATGTCGGCTTCCGGCAACTCAATGCACAAACGACGGGCCAGCGAGCACGTCAGCGCCTCGTTCCAGCGACGGCTTACATCAAGCTCCTGATTCATGTCACTCAGGTCATTCAGGAAGCGCCTGCGCCAGCACACCAGTTGAACGTACTTGGCCTGCTCGTTGGGCATCGGCCAGACGAACAGGCGGGGCGTGTCGATATCGCGCTGCTGGTACCAAACCCACGGCACACCGGGACTGGTCTTGTTGGGCATGGCGTTCCAGTCGTCCAGCGACCACACGCCCATCGGTATCTCGGTCGGGGTATTGCCGAAATAAAGCTCGGCCACGCTCAACACGTTGTCGCTCAACGAACGGATGCGCCACGCCATGGCAGGCGGGGCACCGGGAACATCGAGCCAAAACCATTGCGGCGAGGCCGTGTCGATAACGATGTTGTTGGCGTCCAGCGCCACCCACGTCGTGCCGTCCGGCGAGTACTCGTAGAACATGCCGAAAGACCCCGGCTGGTCGAACAGAATGCCGACCGTCGTCACCTGCGTCGGCGTGTCGAACGTCATGCCGATTGAGCCGTTGGGCGACGTGTGACGGCACCCCGTGGCAAAGTTGTCGTCGAAGGCCAGCGCCGGATTGCCCCCGGCGTCGCTGAACGGAGTGCCCACGGCAGCCCGCATCAAGGTCCGCTGGTTGGTGCTGATGATCATGCTGGTGCCCAAGGGACACGGCACCTCGTTCTGGTTGACGTAGAGCGGCAGAATGACCTGATCGCGCGCCCAAAGCTGGATGCCAAGATTCATCATCTCGGTCAGCATCAGGTTGAACACGTCATAGGCGATGGCGACAATTTCGGACGACCATTTCATGGTCGGCACGCCCGAGCGCCGCAGCGCCGACTCAAGCATCTGCCGGGCTGTGTAGGACTGAAGTGCGCCTGTGTTGTTGCCTGAGAGGCTCATCAGTACAACGGGCTCCCTATGGCAGTCATGTAGGTGTTGATCGCCGTCGACAGGTTGGCCGCGTCGGTCGCCGTCAAGCTGGTACCCATGAACCACGCGGATATGATGCCGGTATCATAGGCATAAATCGTGGCGTTATCGACGTTGCGGTAAGCACCGAGAATGAAGCTGTAGGGCAGCGGCGTGGCCGAAGCCACCGTATTGGTGCCAATCGACACGCCGTTGCGATAAATCGCGTTTGCCGCTGGACCTGATCGATTGGCGTGCCAGAAGCCCTTGGTGTTGGTCTGTGTCCAACTTAAACCGCCCGCGAAGATCGAACTGGTATTAGGCGAGTAGAGCGTCACGCCGGGCGCACCCGTCGTTTCGATATACAATCCGCTGCCGCCCACGCTCTGCGTCGATCCAATGGCGACCACGTCGGCCCCGGCAACCCGCGCCGTCAACATGCCAACACCGAAACCCAGCGTGTCCTGTGACGACACAGGCGGCACGCCATTGGTATCAACGTAGTTGCCGACCGCGCTGGCGTAGCCCTGATCAACCGTGAACGTCGGTGTGGCGATGATCGTGACCTGTGTATTGGTGATCAGGTCGACCTTGGCCGAAGTTGCGTTCTCGGCAGCCAAGATGCCCAACCGCAGCAGCTTGGGCAGCACACCCGTGCTGCTCAGGCTGTTGAACAGGTTGTTGTAAAGCACCTGTCGCGGGGCCGACACGGTGCCGCCCGCCGCCGTCACGGCGGTGAAAAACGACGCGGCGCTACCGCTGACATACAGCACGGGGGTCGCCGGACCGCTCGACACAAAGGCGACCGGGGTGCCCTGTGCCAGTATGTCGGTGATCACGGTGGCTTGGCCGCTGGTCACCTGAATGACCGGCGTCACTTGCCCGCCTGTGGCCGCTGTTACTGGCGTAGCGTTGGCCATGCTACCCCGCTTGGATTACACAAACCCCGACAGTGCCGGTCCCGGCATTGACAATCCGAATAGCCGTTACCGGAGCCGCGTTGATAACCGTGTCGAAGGCAGCCGTCTTGCCGGTCATCAGGCCATGGTCGATCCACGCCGGAACAACCACCGGGTTCTGCACGTCGTCGTAGGTATATTGGAGCTTGTAGCTCACCGCGCCGGAAACCACGGACCCGACAATCGACACCTGAAACGGCGTCTTGAACACATCGAGCGGGATCGTGGAACCGTTTACCGCACCAACAACCGTTGTCCTGATCGGGTTCACGGGACACCTCCACATAAAAGCGCGGCCCATCCCTTACGGGGACGGGCCGCGAGTCCCCTCGTCAAAGGAGATCAGGTCCCCGGAGTTCCCCACACCGTGCGCCAGTTGGTCCAACCGGCATCCCAGCGGGACGTGCACTTATAGCGCATCGAATCCGTCTGGAAGTCGCCTTCCATGGACTTCTGCGCCATGCGACGGGTGATGAACTGGAGGCCCATCTGTTCGTCGGTCTTGATGAACCAAGCCGTGGGCGACAGCAGGCGAGTGATCACCTCGTAGCCTTCCGGCAGCGCCTTGGTCGACGCGATGGCGTTGATGGCGTTGGTGCCAATCGTGCCGGTCGACAGGGCCGACTTGGTGATCTGCTCGGCCTGCCACTCGTTCTCCGGTGCCACCAGCAGCTTGCGCGGGGTGATCCGGACGAACTTGCGGTCGTTGTCCATCGACTTGCGGATTTGGGTCAGCATCGACTGGAGGCTGGTTTCCGACAAGGCGGCGGAAGCCGTCAGAAGATTGCTGCCCGTGCCACCAATGATCGGGTGGGCGTTGCTGCACAGCGGCTGACCGTCGCCGCCGAGATAGGCACCGTTGAAGGCGCGGTTAAGGACATTGGCGGCAACCGTCTCTTCGGTTTCCGCCATGCCTTGGCCCATCTGCTCGGAGTAGATGCGACCCATCGAAATGTGATCGCCGTCCTCGACCAGCACCTTGGTCAGGCCGAAAGCGATGCCGTACTGCGTGAAGGTGTAGGTCTTGTTGAAGACCACGCCGCCGGACTTGTAAGTGACCGGCCCGCCCTCGCCCATCGCGGGCGCGGAGCCGAGGCCATACATGACCGGTTCCATCTGGTACGACCGCTGGATACCGGGCTTGACGCGGAAGTATGTGCGGAACTCCTTGCGGAGGTCGTACACACCATCGAAATGTTCAGAAAGAATCGGCTCGACCAGAATGCGAAACTGCGCACTATTCATAGGGGTGGGCATCGATTAGTCCCCAAAATATCAACGTCTCAGGCCACATACTCGGGCAGGGCCGTAGTGCCAGAAAAGCTCAACCCGGCCCCGAAGGACCGGGGAGGGTTAGGCGATAGGCGGAGCCGGGAATATGCGGACCCGAACGATGGTGAAGGCATCACCCCACGCATTGTCCGCATACGGGGCCACGTTCTGGACGATGAACGTGCCAACCGTGGCACCCGTCGTCGTCGCAACAAGGGCTTGGCTGCTCTTGCCGGTGTAGATCGAGCCGCTGACCGCGCCGATATTGATCGCCTCGCCGTTCTTGGTCTGGGCGACCGGACCATCGGCCTGTCCTTCAAGGATGGCTTGCGAATCGAACGGCGTGTACCACGCGTTCATGGTCGTCCCGGCGTCGTAGGTCTGTCCGGCTGGCCAATAGGGCAGCAGGAACGGCCGGTTGCCGGAAATGAAGAAACATCCAGTGAAAACGCCGACGCAGGGCAGGGCAGACCCTACCGGCTGCAACATGCCGGTCGCCGGATCGATACTGACCGGTGTGCCGGTGTAGATGGCGCTTGCCTGCCCGGAGGCGATGCCGGGAGTGAGCGTTTCGATTCGGGGCTCGCCCGAAGGATGATAGACGTAGCGAAGGCCAAATGGCGCAGCGGCTGCACTCATGGAGCTTCCCTCCAAGGAGAATCAAGGTTGATTGATTGCTCGCGGAGGTGGCTATCGACCCGTCGCCACGGGGAACTGCCTGCCTGAGTCGCCGGGTAAATCCAAGTCTTTGCGGGGCTCTACTGCACATCCACCAATGATCAGTCGGCGGACTCACAACGGTTTCCCGTAAAGACCAGACTCCTCCCCGGCGAGGGATGAGCCTGCGGACTTTGGCTCAACAAGTTGTGCCCGTCAATCACCCAACTCACAGTTCTGGTATAATCAATAATGGACAACCGTCCGCCCTTCGATACGGTCAAATGGTCGTTCCTTTTGGTGGCAGGCGTAATCAGCGTACATTGTCTTGTTGTCCTGTCAGGCGTCGCGTTTTGCTGGCTACATCCCGAAGCCGAACACATGGAACGGTGCAGCAGGCTGGGCAGTCAATTGCTCGAAATGTTGACAGCAGCCCTCGCCGCCGCGCTCGCCTTCGCGGGCGGTTTTTCACGAAAAGGGGACAAATAATGCCGACCGTGATGTTGTCCGACCATTTCTCATATCAGGAAATGACCTATTCCGAGACCGCCTCGCGCGAAGGCTTGAGCAACAAACCGGACAAGGCCGCGCTGACCAACCTGCAACGTCTGGCCGAAGTGATGGAAAAGGTCCGTACCATATGCGGCGATTTCCCCGTCACCATCACTTCGGGCTACCGCAGCCCGGAGGTCAATGCCGCGACCGGAGGCTCATCGACCAGCGCCCACATGTACGGGTTGGCCTGCGATTTCATCATTCCGGGTTTCGGTGATCCGCTCGACGTGTGCCAAGCCATCGAGCCAAGAATGGATGAATTGGAGATCGACCAGCTAATCAATGAGTACCCGGAAGACGGCTGGATTCACCTAGGCTTGAGCGAAGGCGAGCCGCGCTGCCAATGCCTGACCATAACCAATGGCGGAACGACCGAAGGTAGTTTCGTCTAAGTCATGAACTGCTTGGGCGGTCTGCGGAACTGACGCAACGTCTCCATGCCGGGGGACATAGTGGTACGCCCACCACCGTCGCGGATTTGCGCGCCCGCCGCCTCAAGCTGGTCATAGATGCCGCGTTCCTGATCCATCGGCCGGTCATGGTGGTTTTCCCGCATGATAATGCGGAACCCTTCCTCATCGATCTCCATGGCGATCATTTCGCGCCACATCAGAAAGCCTTTGTAGATGCTGGTAGCGTCGGTGACGGCATAGTCATCGCTATGCCAGTTTTCCTTCTGGGCCTGCTCGTGCTTGAAGAACCAGTAGCCCATTCGCATCCGGCGCTGCGGGGTATCGTTGTTGTGGGTGGTCGAAACCCAGACCCGGTGAAACCCGTCACGATGCGGTAATTTGGGCAGGACGGTATCGTCCATAGCTTCCTGAATGCGCCTGCGCCGCTCGGGATCGCTATGTTCGGAAGCCCGGTCCCACTCGTCGTTCGACCAAGCTCCCCGGTCGCCGCCGCGCGCCTCGCCTACGCCCGTGTCACGATAGGCCAGACGAGCCTCCTCCTCGGCCACCAGACGACGAGCATCGGCGATCCGTTCCTGACGCTCGTGCGCTTCCCGCCGCCGGACTTCCGCTTCGGCTACTTCCTCGGCAGTCGGCATGCTCATGTCTTGCGAACTGGGTATTCCGGGCTGAAGGGTCTTGGCCATGGTCAGGCTCCTAATTCATGCGGCGGCGCAGGGTTTCGGCACCCTTGCGCCACTTGGAGACGATACGATCACGCTTGGCGATATCGGCCTCGCTGAGCTTGTCTTCTAGCAATCCCTCGTCGCGCAAGGCGTCACGCTGCCATTCCGACAGGGCAAAACCGCCACCATTGGGCCGGGTTGACCGTCCGGAGCCGGTCGGCGGACCGCCCCGGCGCAACGGCACATCTTGGCCCAGAAGCGGCCTGCCGCCACCATTGGGCCGCCGGGCCGGACGCTCGTCGTCGTCCTCGCCGCTGTTGGGGGTCAAACCGTAGCTCGCCATTTTCTGCTCCATCGCCTGCCAAAACGCCGTCTGGTGTCGTTGAAGACCCTGCGTCGTCAATTCAGCGTCGATGGCACGCACGATGTTGCAATCGGCATCCGGACTGGTCGGATCGAACCACGGAAAGCGGTCCTGAAATCGATCAAACTTGTCGGCAACTATTTCCGCGACGGCCGGATCGGGACGAGTCTGCTGCTGGGGCGGCGGCATCTGTTGCTGCGGGGGCTGCTGGACCTGCCCGCCCTCGCCCATCCGTACCCGCTGCTGCTTGCTGTTCCACAGGCGGGCGACGACCTCGTCACGCAGCCGGTTGACCTCGGCGTACTTGTCGCCATTGTTGGTTTTCACCGCATCGGCCAATTCCTGATCGGCCATGCGGAGCGCCTGCTCCAGACTGCTGATCTGGCCATCGAGGCTGTTGGCCGCCAAGCCAACCTGCCCATAGGTCAGCCGTTGGACGACACCACCCAACTGCTGAAGCTGCTGGGTGAGCATGTCGATCTGCTCAGCCTGTTGTCGGGTATATTCGCGATTTCGCGCGTTGCGGCGGGCACGGCGCGACTTCGATTCACGCTCCTCGGGCGGCCCTTCCCCGGTGTCCTCGTAGGCCAGCCGGGAGTCTTCTTGGTCGAACTCCTCGGCTGGCTTCTCACGACTTGTCGGTTTGTCCTTGGGCACATCCCAGTCGGTCTTGTCTTCGGAAGGATCGATGTCTAGGTCGGCACCCTCGGAATCGCCGCCAACCATCGCCACATCCGGGTTTTCTTCGGCTTCCTCGGGCAGGGAAAATTCTTCGTGCTTCCCGCCGTCGCCGCGTCTTACGGGTACTGCCATGGGGAACTCCTAAAGTAATGTCTTGATCGTCAGCGGATCGCCATAGATCACACCAATCACATCGGAGTCGTTCATCGTCATGAACAGGGCGTCCCGGTTCCACTCATCCTTGAGCGGGACGGCAATCCGGTCGCCGCCGTACATCGGGCAACGGATGAACTGGCCGGGTACGCACCAGTCGCCTTCCGGCCACGGCTCCATGGTCGCGCGATTGCGAAAAGCCGCCGGACCCATCGACCTGACCAAAGCGGTCTGGGTGCGGAATTTCTCGGCATCGACCGATTCATCGGGATACCAGAGCGTCTTGCCGTTGGTCAGTTTCTTGAAGGAGCCCGGAGTGCGAAGCTGGACCAGAATACGGGTCCCCACCGGATGATACGGCGGCACTACATCGGGATAATTGGTCTGGTAGTCCTCGGTATAGATTTCCCCGAGAAGCTCTTTAACGGTCGGAACCGTTGGTATTTTGATGATGTCCCGTGGCACTAAAATTCGCGCTCCCTTCTGTCTTGTTCAATCGCCACTTCCTCGACGTGCTGCGCAAGCTCACGCTGCATCGTCTCAAGGGCGAACATAATCC